GTAAAGTTGCCAGCAGGTGTCGTACCGAAAGTGCTTTCGGCTATGTAAGACAGGCTGGAGCGTGAACCCTGTGCAAAGGCCATGATGTATTCTCCTAGTTATTTATAAATGTACCATCCGATACTAATCGGAACATGATACCAAGGGCTGTCAATCAAACCTTGTCGCCGTTCAGCGTAGTCGATTGACACTTTGATTGTTTCTGATTGTGCGTTAGTAAACGATATGTCAGTTGTAGCTTGAAATGCGTCTATAACTTTGTTAGTGTAGTCGTCTGCGGTTGAAGGCCCATTACCTTCTGGAGTACTTACTGTGACGTAAAATACACCTTGATACCTGAGCTGAGGATTTAAGCCTCTTACAGCAGGTTTAGTTGAAGTAGGCATATAGCGTACACTAATAAAGCTAGTGCCTGTTGTCGGATCAAATGCTACGTTCTCATAAGCAATGTCAGGTAGGTTAGCAGTATTTGAGATATGTGTCTCAAGTGCGGCTCTTATATCCTTGTGTATACTAGCCATAAAGATTCTCCAATACTACAGAAATACCTTCTCTGCCATCAACTATATCAGCGTGAGGTGCGCCATTAGATAGAGTAAGCGAACCACCTAACTTTTCGAAGTCTATTTTAGCTACATCACTCATTAGGTTTTGATAACCTTGTTCTCTCATAGTGTCTGCGCCAAACTCTCCAACTCTAGGTCTTCCTTCAGAAGACTTACCTCTAGGTCTACCTGCCCCTACAATAAAAGACCAAGAAGTTACAAAGGCTCCAGTAGAAACAGGTGAACCGTTTGTAGCTGTAACAGCAACCTCTTGCAAAGTCTCTCTGAATAGGTCGTCTATGCTTTCTTCTAGTTGGTCTATTTTATTGTAAAATGATTTATTAACAATATACTTCATACTCTACTCCTGTACATCACATATGTAACACATAGCTACACCGTTAGAGAATATAGATACTGCTCTAGTTACTTTAACTGTGTCACCATTACCTATGATTAAGTCGTCAGGGAATGGATCTATACCTACACCAAGGTAAGGTACTACACACTTACGTACACCTCTAATAACTTCTTCAGGGTTAGCACTAGAGTAATCATAGAAGTAACCAGTGAAGCTATAGTCAGTTGTAGATGAACCTACTACAGATCCTGTAGCTGGATTATAAGTACCGTCCGTAGTAATTTTACGTAGTGTAAGTGTTTCACCAAAATCTTCAACCAACTTGAGTAAGTCAAATGCTCTAAAAGACATATGTTACTCCCCTTCTATTCGTATTCAGGTGTTTGGTAGCTTGGTGGGTTCTTAAATCTATCTCTTCGGAAAGAGCCTTCAATGCGGTTAGTGTTCTGTCTTACAGCTTCTACTGTACTCTTAGTAATGCCACCAGCTAGTACCCCTACCGAAGCACCTGAAGTTTTACCTTGATACTCTAAGTTGTCTGCTAGTGAGTTGTAGTGTGTAACTAAGTCAGAGTAGTCAGCTTTTAAAGCTCCACTAAGTTCTGTGTTTACTTTCCTAGAATACTTAGATGCTATAGCTCTAGCAATCCAAGCTCCAGAGTAGTATACGTTGTCACCATTCTCCCCTAGAGAGAAAGTAACCTCTTCGTTTTGTACTTGCTGGTCAGTCGTGTCAGTATCACCAACCAATAGTCGTACTGTATTGAGACGACCAGAAGCCGTAGTTGTATTTAGATCCGTTGGATCGTAAGACCAAGCCATTTAGTCGTCCCCTTTGTTTATTCTCCGAGAATGTTATCTCTTATTTTATAGTAATCTTCTGTTATCCAGCGATTGTTATTTAAGAACCGACGAATAAGACCTCGTTGCTTATCATCTATCTTTGACTTCTTACACTTCTTAGTATTAAACTCTGCTGTGCTAGAGGTTCTACTCTTAACTTCACTGTTAAGTAAGTTCACAAGTGTTTCAAGTTGCTTACCAGAGAACTCTGATAGCCTATCTCCAACCTTTGTCTGAACTACTAATTCTTCATTGTGGTACAAATAACCAGAAGCATATAGTATTGCAACTTTATCTTGATGCAAACCTCGCTCTAACCAGTTAAAGTGTTCTCCACGTTTCCAATCTCGATTGTCTGCGCTAACAGGCATTTTTATAAAGACAGGCCAATCAACCTGCCATCCCAAGTATGATGGGTGCATAGGACTACTCCGTTATAAGGATATTATTATGTTCTTTTATTATTTGGGTGCAACCCCAAGCAACTAAGCTCAGGGTTCACCAGTATTTTATATGTATTAAGCGATTACTGCTTCGAAGAAGTAACCCAAGTCAGCACCGACGACTTTCATGTCGTATGCCATTTTCACTTGGATATGTTCTGCAACTTGCTGACGCTTAAGAGCATCGTCTGAGAAAGATTCTACAGTAACACCTAAGTTGTTTACACTTGGGATATTGTTCCAAGCGAATGTTAAACCAGCCGCAGGTGTCATAAGACCTGATGAGCGTGGTGTGTGTACTAGTAGAGCGTTCTTACCACCGATAAATGCATTGCTTTCCGCAACACCTTCTACAGAACTGTTCTTCACAGCTTCCATTACGTAGAAGTTTTCTACTTCAAAGATCTCAGCTAATTTAGCGTCTGTGATCAAAGCAGTGTTTGTTACAGTTGCTCCACCGTTTAAGCGAGCTAAGATGTCTGGGTGGTTAATTAATACGTCACGTACTTCTTTACCTACAACCATTGTGTTTGGCTTAAATCCACCAGACTTAAGTTGCATTGTGCGACGACCCGTAGTTACATCTGAGATAGGTGTAGAGTTCGTGTAGTCTGACCACAAGTTAGATGGAGTAACGTCTGTTGTCCAAACGCCAGCGTTAAAGAATGTAGAAGCGAAACGCTCCTCACGATCTATTAACAGACGGTTTGTCAATGTCTCTGCACCAGCAGAACGTATTTCTAACATTGAGTCTTCGTTAGCAAGTGTTTGCTCGTCGAAGTCCATGCCTAAACCATAAACGTCAGCGTAGTAAGCGGCACTTGAAAGAGCCATCCCAATACGGTTAACTTCTGTACGTGGTGCTAATTTCTTAACATCACCTGTACGGTTCATGTTTGCGCGGTCATAGATATAATATTTATCTGACTGAGATTGTACGCCCACTGTTGGGAATACTTTGTCAGCGATAAAGTTTGTTTGTTCTTGTACATAAGCAAGCGTTAAATTAGATAACGGCTGATCTATATGTACTGAAGAGGGAGTTAATAATGGCATTATGTTATTCCTTTAAAATGCTGATTTAGGCCGCTAAGTTGCCACCTTGGATCATTTCTATTTCGATGATTTGTCCATCTACACCAGCTTCACGGGCATAGCCTAAGATAACGTCACCAGTTGCGGCTGTTAAAGCATCACCAGAAGCGTCTGTCTGTACAGCGGCTCCAGCGGCAATAGTACCACCAGCAGTTACCATGACTGAACCAGAAACGGTTACAGTTACAGCTTTACCAGCACCTGCGCCTACGATGCAAACACCGATAGCGTTTTCGCCAGCAGAATCAGCTAGGTCTACTTGACCATCTGACTCAAGAGTTACGAATTTGAATTGTGCTGAAGATAAATCTTCCCCAGCGATGAAAGTACGGTTGTCACGAGACTGCATTACCGCCATGATTATTCCCCTTTGTAGGTTTTGTTAATAAGTGACTTACCTTCGTCAGTCTTCGCTACAACAGCGTAAGCCTTTGCGTATTCACTTTTCTTTAGTTGGTTGTCGTCCATGTAGGACTTTACAAGACTATCTAGTTTGTCTGAAGATGAGGCGAACTCACCGTCTACATCTGACTTACCAAATTCTTCCATAGATGCGCCAATAGATGCGTCACACGCCTTTAGTGCTTCCATGATTTTTTCTTCTTCTGCGAACTTCTCTACTAGAGACTTAGCTACAGCTAAATCAAAGTTTGGTAGAGCTTCTTCAGCACTCTTAGTTAAAGCAACGTCAGCTTTTTCTAGAGCCGCCGCTTCAAGTGCTTTTAGGACTGGAGCAGGGATGTCAGATTTAACTACCATCTCACCTTCTATGTCCATCATTTCTACTTCAGCTTTCTTCTCGATTGCATCAGCAGTTATAACGTAGCCATTGTCTATAAGACCTTTACGAAGTGTTTCATTTTCAGCCTTGAGAGTTTCTACTTCAGCTTCTAGAGGATTAACCTCTTCTGCTTCTGATTTCTCAGCAACTTCTTCTTTAACTTCTTCAGCTTTTTCCATGTCATATCCAAGGGCTTTCATCGCATCTGCGCGACCACAACCTTTGTCTTTCATGTAAGCGGCTACTTTGGTTTCCATTTCTTCATTCATTTTATTAATACCTTCAAAGGAATTGTCACGCTTGAAGAGGCTAACCATTGCCTGTGCATTGGCTGGACGATCCACTAGGGAAAGTTCTTCAAGGTGCAAGTTTTTTAGGAGATTAGGCAAGTTAGATTTCCTCCTTAATAGCACGTCCACCTATAGAGAACGCGGCGAGTTCACCAGACTTCACCATTGCCCAGACATCATCGTCGAATACTTTGTAAGCGACAACCCATCCTTCACGGTCAGACTGGATACCTAGAGAATCACCAATTTCTTTAGTGATCGGGAGTGAGTGTACAACGACACCTACTTGATCCCCTGTGTGCATAGCCTTGCCGACTCGCACATGCTCCATAAATTCATTAACAGCTTTCACAAGAGTTCCAGCTTCTATAACATCCCCTTGTCGGTCTACTACAGCTTCACCCTTTTCGGTTACTACTGAAGCCCAACCATAGACTAATCGTTGTTCGTCGTCAGTCTTAAGGATCTTACCTTCTATTGCTTTAGTCATATCACCCACCGATGTATTAGATTGCCACATACGACAAGACCAATAACCAGCAGTCGTCTTATCTTTCTTACTATCACAATTATGTCTAGCTCTAAAGTTAGCTCTAGCTTTAGGATCATCTCGACGAATTTCCATGTTAGGGTCACCGAATGTAACTCTCTTAACTTTACCGCCAGACTGTACGAATACTTCAAACTTCTTGTTGCCACCTTTTATACGTCTAGGCTTGTTTAAAGTAACCTTCTCACCCTGATAATCTGCTTTAGCAAATTCTGTCTTCATGATCTCTTGTACAATGACCCTGAGAGCCTCTATACGATCCGATGAGGGGGCTTCAGCTTCTTTTACAGGCTCACCTCCCTCGTAGTAGGCTAGATACGCCTCATGGCTCTCTGCTGGCATGTATATAGCTTGACCATTGTAATCAGATACGTGAGTAGCTCCTCCAAGTCCTAAATCCATAGATCTAGAGATAGCTTCAGGCTCCGTAGTAAAGATATCATTAGCATATTGTGCTTTACGTAGAGTAGATACTTTATGTCCTACCATTTGACCTGTAGGCTTACCTTTATCGTCAGTTATTTCAATACGTGCCGCAGGTTCTTCTTTTGTACCTGTTATTTTAACTGGTATGTTAGGTACTGTGCCATCTCTTACTATTTGACGTACAATACCACTAGCAGTTCCACCAGATGAGTTCCAAGATACTTTAGATCCGACTTTCATGATAAATTACCTTATGTTTCGTTCTTAATTAATACACCTTGGAAAGATGCGCCGATTGCTGTGTTGGTAGTGTCTGTAGATACTCTACACTCTAAATCTGTCTTCTCTGCAAACCCTTGTGGGTACTTAAATGACTGTATTAGTTGATTGCTTTGTATTACTTGTACAAACCTTGTCCTAAACACGTTAGATCCGTGATCTCTACTGTTAAACTTACAGTGAACTAGCTTTTGAGCTTGAGATACAGCCGCAGTGAAATTAATCTCATCTATATATAGTGTATGTCCAGCAGGTACTGTATAAGCGGCTATCTGTGTCTGATTACCTATGCTTATACTAGCATAAACTGAAGAGTTGGGAACTCCGCCTGTAGCACCAGAAGATCCTATGTATATAACACCACTAGTTCCTTTGTTAGAACCTGCAAGTGTAACAAAAGATCTGTATACTCTCAAATACGACAACTGAGTAGCTACTTGTGTCTGTCCGTTGAGAGTTATAGTCTCTTCTATTTCATTGTAGTCTTCATCTAGACCTTGTATGAGAATAGTTCTAGCTCCTATGCCAGTACCACTATCATTTGCACTTGTACTACTTACAAACATAGTAACTGCACTGTCTAGCCATATGTAGTCACCAGCATTGCCCCAAACTGTTTCTTCTGTAGTATCTACGTCTGGGTTATATCCAAACTTGTATAAAGATCTATATCCTTGAGAGTGACCTCTTGATACAGCTAAATCAGTATGGTCATATATTCTTTTAGGCCAACCACCAAACACCTGACTTGACATGTTATACCTCCTACAACCAAACTCTCATTGGTGTTTCAGGTGTTACCCC